CTCGTGGGGCTTTGATATTCCGAAAAATAAGAAGTCTGAATGGAAGGTCTATTCATTCTTCTTTTACCAAATCCCGGCGGGCTAAAGACAGCACGCGGATCTCCGGGAGTAGTTGCGTGCAACGAGGTTTACAATGGGTACTACGACTTTTGATGGTCCGATTAAAGCGGGAACCATCTTCAACACTACAGGTACGACGGTCGGGACAAATGTCTCCAATGTCGGATACGGTGTCTGCGTCCAGTCCGACACGATTGATGAGGGCGATACGTCCGCTAAGGATCTTTCGATCTACCTTCCGGAAAACTCCCAAATCCTTGCGATTGAAGTTCTTGTCGAAATTCCGTTCCTAGAGGATGACACCTTCGATTGCGGTGTAACTGGCGGTGACGGGAATCTTCTGATCGATGGCTATGGGGCGGAAGACGTTGATATGGAGGGCAGGATCTACAAGCCGCTTTTCGGCTCGGACGCAGTGGGTGCAACAGCGGCGGCAGCATCGGAGGGAAACTGGATTACAGGCAAAAATCCATTTATGAACACCGCGAATTGGTACAACATCACGACAACGAGTGGCATTAGCGGCGACGTTCGCCTGAATGCCAAATATATTCCGGATGACGCTGATGCTGAGTCAGCGGAACTCCGGTTGAATGTCATGTACATACCGGGCCGGAATGCTTCCGCACCGGCGGCATGGAGCGTATAATGAGAGTTACTTATTCAGGTCCGGTAAAAACGGGCACAAGACAAGACACTGCGGAAGGTGGACAGAACGCCCGGTCCAATAGTAACCATATACTCATGTGCCAAACGGATTCGTTTACGGGATCTGAGGCGTGGACGGTAGTAACGCCGGGTGATGGTGACCTTGACTCGGAACTAATTTTTAAGCCTCTCGATATCGTTATTCCTGCTGGTTCTCAAATTTGCAGAATTGATATGATTATTTCAGACCACTTTGATGGAAGCAATAAAGAAAAACTCTACTTGGGAATTATGACATCGGAAACTACCGCGAGAACAGACTGGTTTGGGTATGACGCAGTCTCGGGCAATGCCTCTGGCGTGAGGGATCCTTCTTGGCAGGCGGACCCAGATAATTGGTACGATGTAGGCCACTCGGGCGCGGGAACGAATTGGCCGAATGCGGGTGAAGACGTTCGGATTTGTGCCACGTTCTTGAATGAAACCACCGATACTAAGAACGGTTGGTGGAACCACGTCACGAATGCTCGCCTGATTTATACCTTGAATGTGGATGGCGGCGATGGACCTCCCCCTGTGGGGGCTCCGATTGCTGGAACCGATACCTCGCTCGCTGGAGACAGTGGGATTCCGGTCGGCTCCAAGGTTGTGTCTGTGGATACAGTCGCCAACACGATCACGATTGACAAGGATTTAACCACGACGGTTTTAGAGGGCGCGGCCAATTCGATGAGGTGGTCCGAGTCTACTCAAGGTCAGGCCCGAATCAACGTCTATTACTTGCAAGACAGAAACGCAACTCCGTCTTCATAGCCGGGATTAGAAAGGTTTAGAACATGGGTAAAACACATTTCTCAGGCCCGGTGAAGGTCGGGACGAATTCAAACAACACGGGATGGGTAGTCAACGCAGTCAGCGATGTGTATGACGCCAGCGTGGATGAGGGGACTTCCGACGAAACCGGTACCGTCAAGCAAACGAGTATCGTTATTCCAAGTGACTCCCAGATTGTTGACGTAAACATCAATGTCGAAGTGGCTTTCAACAACCCACTTATTGCCGATTTTACAGTCACAGGAGGATCTGCCACAACGCTTGACAAGGACAGTGGTACCCTTGTGGGGTTTGATGTGGGCGCAACACTTGCAACCTCCGGTTACATCGCAGCAGACTCGAAGATAGAGTCAAAGACTGGGGTGCGTATAACCCTAGATACCGCTACGACGGGTGCCACTGGATCACAGTCCTGCACCTTTTCCAGTGGTAAGTATCTTAACGTGGGAACGTCTGAAGCCTCGATTACCAACATCATTACCAAGAGACTTCTTACGTTCGATTCGACCGATGGGGATGAAACCGGGATCTTGTTTCCGAAAGCTTCGGCGGACGCTTCTGGTGCATGGGATGATATCCAAGGAAGCGCCTTGAGTAGGACGATCTATTTCGGATTCGTAGACTACGCAGCAATAAAGTCAACGACGGGACGAGTGCGGGTAACGATCTTCTACGCCCAAGGTAGAGATATAAGTGGCGGCTGATACACCGGGGCACCTAGTGCTGCCCTCTTCCATGAATTAATAGAGGTTTATTGATATGCAACCTGTAACATTAAATGGTCCCCCGACCTACTTCAATAGTAGCGGTAGCCCCTCTCTGGCAATGCGCTGGGCGGGGAATTTGGCAACTGCGGTAACCTCGAAGTATTGCGGGGTTGAGATTGGACCAGCCACAACAAGTCCAAGGTCATTTTGGGTAACCAGTATATACATGGGTGAGGCTGCGGCTGGTAATGTAGAGGTTGGCGTTTACAACACGACTGTAAGTAAGATAGAGACTGACGGTACAGTACAGCAAACGAATGCCGCAAATTCCACTACGGAGTTTGGTTCCGTTGCAACGAACTCAATAGTCAGGTCTGGCGTGTGTGATACGCAGCCAGCGGCAACGGATTCGTTGTACGCATTCGCCGCTGATAATTCAAGGCATTCAAACGTGGTCACTCCAACGCCCGCCCTTTTCATCCCTGCCGGAAATTACTTTTCAGTAATTCAAAGGACCGCCAACGATGGTGTTGGCATCTGGGTCCAGTTTGCAGAGATTGTGAAGCCGTAACGATGGGAGTGCAGCCGACGACACTGTGGTCAGTTGTGACAATTGTGGCGTCGGCTATTGGGGGGCTTTTGATTCTCCTCTTCACCCACATGGGTGAGCCTAAGCACGCGGAAGCAGCAGAAGAGAAGACCGTCACCGCAATCGAAATTCGTATGGAGCGTGTCGCGACCGAGGTTTCCCTCAACAAGGAAATCTTGGATGAGGTCCGCACAGACGTGAATGAGATTCGCGTGGAGCAGCGGGCCTATACCGACACGATCCTTGAAGCCATTCGGGAGAATCGTTAATGGCGATTAGTGGAACTTACGCATTTAACCCTGATATTTCCGAGATTGTTGAGGAGGCTTTTGAGCGTGCGGGTTTGGAACTCCGCTCTGGGATGGATTTCCGCACTGCAAGGCGTAGCCTCAACCTTATCACCTTAGAGTGGCAGAATAAGGGCTTGAATCTTTGGACTGTTTCCGAAGACATGATCGATGAAACTTCCGCAGGCGTGTCCCTCACCACAAACTACCTTGTGAAAGGGACAGCGTCCTATAATCTCCCGAGTGGAACAATCTCGCTTCTGAACGCGGAGTTGCGCCTTGATGACGGCTCCCTCACATCTCAGGCAGACTATTCCCTTGCCCGCATCTCGCAACCCACCTACGCCACCATCCCAAACAAACTAACTCAGGCACGCCCTCTTCAGTATTGGGTGCAGCGTAAGGAGATCCCCGGCGCTGCCGCCGGAGGTGCGAACCAATCCGACACGATGACCCTTTGGCCTGTTCCCGATTCCAGCACGAAATACAAGATTGTCATCCACCGCTTGAAGCGGATTTCGGACACTGGCAACCCCGCCTCCAACACCATGCAGATACCCGGAAGGTTTATGCCTGCCCTGATTTCAGGGCTAGCCTATCAGATTGCCTTGAAACGTCCGGAGGCTCAGGGGCGCATAGAAATGCTCAAGCAATTATACGATGAGGCTTTCGCCTTAGCCGCAGAGGAAGACAGAGAGAAGGCAAGCGTTCGATTCGTTCCGCTTGTTCAGAGTTGGTAGATATAGATGGCCCAGCCTTATGCTCCGGGCAATAAAGCTCTTGGCAATTGTGATCGCTGCGGATGGACCTATAAGCTCAAGATGTTGAAGGCTGAGGTGGTTGATCTAGAGACGACGGGTCTTTTGGTGTGTCCGACTTGTTTTGACCCGGACCAGCCCCAGCTTCAGGTTGGGCGTTGGCCTGTGGTGGACCCTCAGGCGCTGCGTAACCCTAGGCCCGATACGGGGGCTTCGGATTCCCGGTGGGGAGAGGGTGGTAGTCGTGGCACTACAGTTTGGAATTTTCATAATGATGCCGCGAATTGGCGATCCTCTAACGATTCAGGAACGTCTCTCGGCACCACAACGTGGAACTCAGAGGCGAATCTGGCTGGGGGTTTGGAGTTTGAGGCGCTCACTATCGCAGTTACGCAAACCGCGACGGGCTATCTTACTCTCGACTACTTTGAGACTGTTGCCGGGGTGGGTGAGTACACGAGCATTGATTCATCTGTTTTCGACACCGTGAGGATGGACATCCGCTTGGTGGGTACCACGGACGATATTGGAAGCTGGACTGCTGATGCCGGGAAGCTTTTCTGGACCACCTCCACCAGTGCGAGCAATGACCCTTTCGGTGCTTCCGACTACGAAACCCATGCGTCTGAGCCCGAATGGAAGAAGCAGATGGGAAACCAGCACCTCACGATGGAGTGGGACCTCAGCAGCAATGCGAATTGGACGGGCACGGTGACTGGCTTCAGGATATACCTGTACAATCAGAGTGATTCCGACAACTTCAAAACTTTCTCCGTGGATTCGATCCGCGTCACATCAAACTAGGAGGCTTACATGCCTAAGGTTGGGGACAAGCACTACGGATATAACAAGGCGGGCTATGCAGCCGCTCGGGCAGAGAGCGCCCTCACGGGTGCGCCTGTTGAGGATACCAAAAACTCCTACAGCGTAGGGGGGCTCCTCAAGACGGCGGAAAAGCTCAAGGGAAAGAAGTGGAAGGAAGCGAAGGGTGCAGGAATTGCTAAGCGCGGGGCGCCGTACCGAGTCGTATGAATTACAGTCAACTCAGTACAGCGATCCAAGACTACGCCCAAAACTCAGAGACCACTTTCCTCGCGCACCTGAACGACTTCATCATTGCGGCAGAGGACAAGATCTTCTTTGCCATTGATGCCCCGGCATTTTGGAAGGCGGATTCTACTCAGGTCACTGCATCCGGCACAGCCGAGTACACGCTGCCTGCGGGGGTTCTCGATATCGATTCCGTGAGGATTGGCGAAACCGCTGTGGGTGATGCCGAGGAAGTGGTGGATGGACCTGTCCGGTATCTCCTCCGCAAGGACTACAGCTTTTTGCTTGAGGCATATCCCGGAACTGATTCCGCGCAAGCTACAGGCACGCCGGAGCACTACGCAGTCTCCAGTGCGGGCGTAACTACGCCGAACCCCAACCTCACGATCCGGCTTGGCCCTGCTCCAGATGCCATCTACCCGATCACGGTGGACTACTACGGAAAGACCGCAGCTGATTCGATCACAAACGGAAGCACGCCTTCTGCTCCTCTTACGACGGAGACATGGATCAGCGTGACTGCTCCTGACGCTCTCCTGTACGGAGCCTTGACTCAAGGCGCTGCCTTCACAAAGGATCCTGAACTTTTGCAGGTTTATGAGGCGAAATTCAGTGAAAGTTTAATGATGCTCAAAAATCTCTGCGAAGGTCGCCAAGTGAGCGATTCATACACGACCGGACAGAAGACTGTCTCGGTACAATAGGAATATTTAAATGGCAAGCACCTACACAAGTTCTCACCAGATCGAACTCATTGGCGATGGCGAGCAGGCCGGTGACTGGGGCGGCTCCACCAACGAGAATTGGGACCGCATCGAGTCTGCGGTCTCTGCGAGCTATGTGATTCGTGTTGACTCTCCGCCCACTGGTTCTGCATGGTCCTCGGGCACAAAGACTTTGGAATGGATTACAGACAACACCACGGATCAAGGCTCTTCTGGGAGTGAGGGGCGCTCTGGTGTAGTGATCTTTACCGATAACGGGGATCTCGGAGGGACTGTCACAGTGGAGATACGCGGCGATGTCGCGAGCGCGGTTCCCGAGCGTGTCTTTGTGGTGACGAATAAACTGTCCGGAGGTCAATCTATCACATTCAATGCGGATCCGGCAGACACGGGTGGCACGGTCACCTTGGCAAATGATAGGTCTGCATTGATCTTCACTTCCGTTCTTGCGAAAGGGGCGGGAACGGCCCATGCCTTGGCTGCGAACAGCGCGGTTAATGCGTTAAATAAGCTGCAATTGGATACGATTTCTGCCGGGGGAGGGGGGTTTGTTGGCGATCTCGTTGGTGATGTCTCTGCCACTCAGGTGGATATAACTGGGCAGGGCGACTTGCGCCTACAAGATACCACGGGTGGTCAGTATGTTGCGTTGCAGGCTGCGGGCACCACCACATCCTACACGCTCACGATGCCCGGAGCGGTGGGTTCTGTGAATCAAGTGCTGAGCGCCTCCGATGGCGCCGGGGCGCTTGCTTGGACAACTCCCGAGGTGGGTGACATCACCTCAGTTGCGAATGTGACCAACGGAGGTCTGGCTGTCACTAACGGAACGGGTCCAGATGTCACTCTTGCTTTAGATTTTAATGACCTGTCGGCTGCTACGGTTAACGTGGCTGCTGATTCTGTCGCGATCATCGATGCCGACGCCTCGAATGGTACGCGCAAGGAATCTATCGCGGATCTGGCAACGGCTATGGGCGGCACGGGGCTAACCGGCTCAAGTGGCGTTCTCAATGTGGATCCTTCCCAAACTCAAATTACCAGTGTTGGAACTATCGGGACTGGGGTTTGGAATGGCGATGCGGTAACCGGTGATTACATCGACGTAACAAGTTCTCCGCTCGCGAATACAAAGATATGGATAGGCGATGCGTCTGGGGATGCAGACGAGTTTGCACTCTCTGGTGATGCCACGATGACAGCAGGGGGTGCGGTAACTGTTTCAACCGCTGCGGCCTGTACCGGAAACTCTGCCACGGCAACGAAGCTTGCGTCAGGTAGAACGATTGGAATGACCGGGGATGTGGTTTGGACCTCACCGACATTCGATGGTTCCGGGAATGTTACCGCCACTGCCGCTATCCAACCGAACAGCGTAACGCTAGGTACAGATACAACGGGAAACTATGTGGCCTCTGGGGCGGTATCCGGAACGGGGTTGTCTGGCAGTGCCTCTGCCGAGGGCGCGTCATTTACGGTTACGTCGAATGCAACAGATGCCAACACCGCAAGCACCATTGTTGCTCGCGATGGGAGTGGCGATTTCAGCGCCGGTACTATCACGGCATCCCTCACTGGAAACTCTGCCACGGCAACAGAGGCAACGAACGTAACTGTTATTGCCAATAACTCAACAGATGAAACGGTCTACCCCGTATTTGTTGACGGAGCTACAGGCACTCAAGGCGCTGAAACAGATACCGGCTTAACATACAACCCTTCGAGCGGAATCCTTACCTCGGCAGCCTTTTCGGGTGGCGGTGCCAGCCTGACTAGCTTGAATGGTTCCAATATATCTTCCGGAACCGTTGCCGCCGCTAGAGTGGCAACATTAAACCAAGACACGACTGGAACTGCCGCAATCGCTACGACCGTAACCGTGGCAGACGAGTCTAGCGATACAACGTGCTTCCCCGTGTTTGTGACTGGTGACACGGGAAACTTGGCACCGAAGTCTGGAAGCAACCTTACATTCAATTCAAGCAGTGGCGTTTTGTCAACCCTTTCTTTCTTGGGAGCGCTAACAGGCAATGTTTATGGAGACCTATTCGGGAACGCAGCCACGGCAACGGCCCTTGCGACAGCTAGGGCCATAAATGGTGTGGACTTTGATGGGACCGGAGCGATTACGGTCACCGCTGCTGCCGGAACACTGTCCGGATCGACCCTTGCTTCTGGAGTTACTGCTTCCAGTCTTACCTCAACGGGAACCGTCGCGACGGGAACATGGGGCAGCGACATCACCATGGGATCCGGAGATGCGCTTTCGGTTTCTGGTGGCGCAACCCTGAAGCTAGAGGGAAACCATCCGACAGGAACTGCGAACCTTGGATTAGGCGTGAACTCACTTGATTCCATTGCTGCCGGTGGCGCAAGCAACATTGCGATTGGAAACAATGCGGGAAAGGAATTTACCACCGAAGACCAGAACGTAGTCATGGGGACATCCGCTGGTCAACACATCGCCACCACTGGTGCGGGTGTTGGAGATAACAATACATTGGTTGGTCATCAGGCTGGGAAGGGCGACACTGGTACCAACGAGGCCACGGATAACACCGCTGTGGGTAGCTGTGCGCTTGAGACGATCAAGGAAGGGACGCACAACTCGTTTCTTGGCAGGCAGTCGGGCCATGTCCTAGAAGACGGAAGCTATAATAGCGGCGTTGGATTTCAGGCGGGTAAATGGATTGTTGACGGAAGCTCAAACGTGTGCATTGGAACCCAGTCTGGAAGGGGCGTCGTAGGTGGGACTCACAATGTATGCATCGGTACAGAGTCTGGAGACAACACGACGGACGCTGACATGGGCAGTAATAATTTGGTCATCCACAGTGAGAGTGATGGGCTGGCTGACCCGGTAAACGAAGCGCTGATTTATGGTAACTTCAATACAGGACGATTACACTTCAATTCAAACAGCACTAGTTCCCATGTAAAGATTCAGAATACAAATTCAGAAGCTGACAGCTGGTATTTTCTCGAATGCAGATCAGACAGTGACGGAAGCGCCGAGACGGAAGCCTACATTCGCGGGGATGGGGATATAGGCGGCACCGCTTTTACTACCATATCCGCTGACTACGCGGATATGTTTGAGTGGGCTGACGGAAATCCGGACGATGAGGACCGAATCGGCCTGAGCGTTGTTCTGGACGGTCAGGGTGGAATCCGGATTGCCACCGGGGCTGACGCCGCCGAGGATGTAATCGGGATCGTGTCAGGTACCGCTTGCATGGTGGGCAACGCAGCGTGGAATTCTTGGGACAAGACGTTCCTGAAGGATGACTTCGGGCGTCCGACTGACGAGCCCAACCCTGATTACGACGAGTCCTTGACTTACGTTCCCCGTCAGGAGCGAAAGGAGTGGGCGATCATCGGCCTTACGGGTCGCGTCCATCTTCGCAAGGGCAGTCCTGCGAACCCTTCATGGAGGAAGATCCGAGACGTATCGGCAGTTACCGAAGAATGGCTGGTCCGTTAATTGGCTTGGCAACGATTAAATCTTCCGCCGGGTGTGGATAAAGAAAGCACTGCTTATGCAGCAGAGGGATCGTGGCATGATTCCAACAATGTTCGATTCCGAGGCCAATATGCTGAAACGATTGGCGGTTGGATAAGGGACGGGATCTATGAAATGCTGGGTATCGGACGTGCGATATTTCCTTGGACCACTTACGAAGGATACAACCTGAACTTCGTGGGCACGAACTGGAAGCAGTACGTCATCTCCGGGACTACACCTGTAGATATCACCGCCATCCGGGAGACCACTTCTGCGGGTGATCCCCGCATGTCTATCGTTGATGAGTCATCCATTGTCACTGTGGTCGATGCTTCCCATGGTTGCATGATTAATGATTTCGTCACGTTCTCCGGTGCTACAGGTACTGAGGGGGGGATCGCGGCATCCGTGATCAATGCGGAGCATCAGGTCCGTTCTGTCATCGACTCAAATAACTACACCTTCGACTGCGGCCAAGAAGCCAACGCCACTGTTGGTTCAAACGCTTGGGGCACGGCTATTGTGGCGAAGTACCAGACGAACGTGGGGCTCTCCTCGCAGGTATCTGGTGCAGGATGGGGTGCTGGGATCTGGGGCGGCGGCACCACGGTGGGTTGGGGAAATGCTTCGGCTATCGCCATCGATACTGGACAGCTACGGAATATCCCTGTGGACAACTATGGGGAAGACCTCATCTATTGTAATCGAGGTGGACCGCTCTATTACTGGGACTTCGGTGAGTCCTCATCATCGGGAATTCCTGATGAGCGCGCGAAGGAGATGAACATCGCCAACTATCCCGAGGTGGATGGCGGTTATGATCTCCCCTTGGCTGTCCTAGATTTTATAGTGAGTGAGCGTGATGGACATGTGATTGCGTTTGGCGTGAATGATATCGGGGCGACATCGACAAATGCGCTTCTCGTGCGTTGGTCTGATCAGAATAATCCCTTCGACTGGGAGCCAAAAAAGTCAAATACTGCGGGGGGCCAAGTGCTTCGTGGTGGATCTAAGATCGTGGGGGTTTTGGCGACTCAGGAAGAGATCCTGATCTGGACGGATTCGAGCTTGCAGTCGATGCGATACGTTAACCCCGAAAGCATCTTTGGATTCAATATGATCTCGAAGAACGTAAGGATTTTGTCTGGGAATTCTGCCATCGATGTTGCGAATGTGGTGTACTTCATGGGCACGGACGGATTTTACGCATATCGCGGGGCAGTGTCGCCACTCCCATCGACGGTTGAGAAGTATGTTTTTGATGACATCAATTTAGGCCAGAGTGATAAAGTCTTCGCCGGGTCGAATGCTTCGTTCAACGAGGTCTATTGGTTCTATCCGTCTAGTGATTCAGTGGAACCAAATCGTTGGGTCGCTTTCAACTATGTGGACAATGTTTGGACCATAGGCAAGTTTGATATGTTGGGGTTGTCACAAAGTTCTCCAAGTAGCGTTACATACAATAGGACAGCTTGGGTGGATGCGATTCACAGGAATCTCCCGATGTCGAGCTATATCCTTGACTGGGATCCAACCACCTCACCTCCTGTTGAGAAGACCGCGATCATGCTTCACGAATTTGGGTCGAACGCGAATGGGCGAGCGATGGATTGTTACATACAGAGCGGCGATGTGGAAATATCCGAAGGTGGATCATACTCATTTTTTAGTAGGATTCTTCCGGATGTTCAATTTATTGACGTTCCAGATGCTTCTGAACCAACGATCACTGCGTCCGTCTCGTCAAAAGACTTTCCGGGCAGCGCTTCGAGCACTATCAGCACGACAGACATTCAGTTCAAAAGTGATGGTAGCGGCTACACGCCGCTTGGAAATTCCACAGCCATCCGTGGCCGTGGTCGAGCGCTTAGTGTGAAATTCTCCAGTTCAAATGACTCTTCCCGTTGGCGCTTGGGGGATACGCGAATTGATCTTCGCCCCGATGGGCGTCGTTGATGGCGAATCTTCGATTCGCATACGCTCGCAAGGCGAGCTTCTAGATGGCGAACCCGAAGCCCCTTCAATTACCGGGTCCCGAATATTCAGGAGGCGAGGAGTCCTTATTCCGCCGGAAGCTTGAGAACCAACTTCTTGATTTAGAGATTCGCCTTGAACAATCGGAAAGGCGCGATGGCACGGTTTCATCGCTGGCCTCCAAGAGAGCCCGGTATACGGGCGTAGGTCTTGGGGAAAACCTGTACGGTGCAGTGGAGGCTGTTGGCCCATTGGCTGGTGGAGACGGAATTTCCGTTTCTCCCAGCCCCATAACGGATGGTGGTACGGTTTCTGCTGACTTAAAGGCGGATGGTGGCCTAGTGATCGACTCTGCTGAGATGGCGGTTGATTTGGGTGCGTCCAGCATTACCGGCCAACTTGCGAATTCTGATTTAGCCAACGATTCCGTTACGGTTGGATCTACGGAAATAGATCTGGGTGCGACCGCAGCATCAATTTCCGGGCTCACCCATGCAAGTGGCAGCATTTCCAGCGGGGTGACGGCAACCACCCAGAGTGCGTTGGATAACTCAACGAAGCTCGCGACAACGGCGTATGTGGATAGGGTAGCGCTAGGTCCGGCCTATGGCTCGTTTAGTAAGGGATGGGGCACAGCGGGGGCGGTCGCGCATGCCGGAAACACTCTAAGTGCGATCAACTGGTTCACGGTTCCGACCATATGGACACAAAACTTAGCCTCCAATGTTAGCGAGCTTGGACCGGGTGCGACGGGTATGTTTATGCCAGCTACTTCGGTCATTCCTTCCGGTGGTTCCAGAAAATTCTTAATAAACTGGAGCATGAACCTCTGGTATTACGCCGTGTCTACTTACTTGGGTCTTGCGGGGAGAATAACAAAGACTCCGAGTGGAGGGTCTGCGGCGGAAGTTCCGGGTTCGGTGCAAACAACAAGTTGGGACCAATATTTGGGTCCGTATTTCAGCAACTACTACTATATGAAAAGTTTGTCAGGGTCTGCGATGGTAAGTCTTGAGGTGAATGACACGATTCAATTTGAATATGGAGTGAATTCGGTTTCTGGCTCAGGAACGGTAACTGTTACGGCATACCGTACATATGGAAGTGGACTAACCTTGAATATTATGGCGATGGATTAAGCGATGTCAATTAGCTTTGAGGACAGTCAGGTCATCAGTAGGTCGGAGTGGTTTATTGGGAAATACCCCGGACCCGTTATGACCCTAACTCCTGAGCAGGAGGCCAAGCTGGCCCAGTTGAAACTGCTATCTGACGAGGTAGGGGAACTCACCTTTGACGAAGAGGTAGACATACTTATTATCGCGATGACGGAAATCAGGGACGGGTAGGGAGCCCATGGACGTTTACAAAATACTTGGACAGGTCTGGTGGGAAGGGTCTTCTGAGATGGTGGCTTACACCGTGCCCGTCCCCGAGGCTGAATCCGTAGGCACAGTTGATCTGGCTCCTCGGGCAGTATTCCAAGTTCCGCAGACGCTAGTGACTTCGATTGTTGTTTGTAACCAAGACTCATCGTCGCACGAATTCACGATCCGGCTCAAGGAAAGTTCTGGTGTAGCGGACGACGAGCAGGAGATTTTATTTTTTGAGTCCAGCTTGTCTGCCAAGTCTACGAAGATCCTGTCACTTGGACTCATGCTTTCGTCGGGCAATCAGATCAAGGTCAAGGCTAGTTCGGTCGCGAAGGTGAGTTTTAATCTATTCGGAGTGGAGACTACTTAGATGGCGCAAAAGCAACAAGCGAAATATGAGGGCATCGCAAAGGCTCTGGCGAGTCGGGGTCGCCATGGCGACTCCATGATGATCCATGTCTCTCCGGATGAGGTCCGTTATCTGGAAGCGATTGCTCCGAGTCTCGGAGTCAATCTTCCGGGCGGTAGGCTTCCGATCAATCCAGACACGGGTCAACCGGAAGCGTTCCCGTTCCTTCTCGGCCTACTCGGCGCGATCCCGGCAGCAGTAACTTCTGCTGTCGCTGCTGTTCCTGCGGCAGTCACCGCCGGGTCTTTGGGGGCAGCCGGGTCAACGCTTGGTGGCGCGGTTACTGGTTCCCTTACCGCCTCTCTGGCTCCCCTCACTGGGATGTTTACAGGTGGGTTGACTGGTATTTCCCAAGGTCTCCTTGGTACTACATTGACGAGCGCTTTGGGTCTCGGCGGTGGGGGCGGCGCTGGTGTTGGAGGTGTGGCTGGTGCGGCTGGTGCTGGAGGAGCGTTAGGTGGAGAGTCTCTGGGCGCGGCATTGGGTACTGGTGAGATTATTGCCGAGGCTGGTTTGACCGGTGGGGAGCTTGCTGGTCAATTGGGAACGGTGGGCGCTGAGGCAGCGGAGGTCGCCACCACCGCATTGCCGGAAGTGGCGGGAATGGAAATCGGGAGCATGCTTCCGCAGAGTGTAGGGTCATTGGGGAACGTGGCGGGCGGTGCCGGTAATTTAGGTGGAGGGCTTGGTAATGTCGGTAGCGCAGCAACGACAGTAGCCGAATCGACCCCTCAACTTGCTGGTATGCCGATGCCATCACAACTTCCGCAAATGGCATCGAACCTTGTTCCGCAATCTGCCTTTGAGGCAGCCCCCACTTTTATGGAAAGTGTTCAGTCCGGGCTTCAGGCTTTCGGGCAAGATCCTGTTGGTAGTATTGGTAAGGCTGCCACTAAGGCGGGCAAGCTTGCCATTGAGAATCCAATAGAGACCGCTGCTGGTATCTATGGCCTCGACGCAATGATGCCTCAAGATACGGACACCTCTGATGATGGAGGTCCCGGAGAAACTTGGGCGTCCAGTCAGGAGGGCGGCGATCCGTTTCTATATCGTGGGGTTGGTGAAGGCGGAGGTCAGATGACTCCCGGTCAGGATCACATTGCGGAATCCGGCGTCCAGTCCCCTGCCGGAGGTATTATGGGAACCTTTCAGGACACCATGGATATGGGTGAACCCGCAATCCCCGGTGTTGTTGACCAAGGAATTGGTTCGATGCCGGTAGGACCCGATACGGCAGCGCCTGTTGGTCTCGGGGCAGCAGAAATCCCGGACATCGCGGGAGCCGAAGAGGCTTTTGATTTGGTTCAGTCCGAGGGAGGTGCGGCGGATTTTGATGGAATAGGAATGGACGAGATTCTCTCAACCTTGCCAGAGGATCTCACGCTAGAGGAATTGGAAGAGATCAAGCTCTTGATGGCCCAGATGGGTCCAGATGCAATCAGGCAGTATATGGGAGGATTCGGGAATGGCTGATCGAGTATCTTGGAGTCCCTCTACCGGAGTTTCGAGAATGCGAAGGGGTTCGCCTCCATCTAGTATTGCGCCCTCGATGAATTCCGGAATTATGCGGGCTCCCGGTGTGGGGCAGATTGGCGGAGGCGCCCCCACCCCTCCCCTAGCGCCCGTTGTAGCACCTGTATGGAATTCAGGATCTGATCCTGTGGATTTGCAGCGAATCATAGATCGCAACAGGGAGTATGGGAATCTGGGGAATCAAGATTCCCGAGTTACGGATCCGTTCAGCCAGTTCACTCCTTCGGTGAGGATTGTAAGCGGGGATTTAGATCGTTCCGGCGAAGTGAATACGACTGATTTTATTTTGGCAGCGCAGGGCTCCTTGGCGGGAGAGCCTCCGGAAGAATCGGGAATGGACATTCCGGGAAGTGTGCCCGATACAAGCCGAATGGATCCCATCACTTGGGAGCATGGTTATGTCCCTCCGTTCTATGCGTCGAACCGATCAATAGGTTCTCATGCTCCACGGAAAATCAAGAAGTTTGAAAAACTGTCAGGTAAGATTCGGAAGAGAATGGAAAAAAATCCGGATTGGGTACCAACAAGAAGAAACTCAAGCGAATATTTCCATATGCGTGACAAGATTATCAATGCGGGCGTGCGGGAGGGATTGTACCGGAGTCATGAGGATGACAAGGTTTGGAAAAACCCTTACGGAGCAAGGGGCGGGGGTCTTATGAAGAGAGGCTATTTTGAGGGTGGCGTGATTGCTCCCGGAGGACTTGGGGAAATACTTACACAGGAGACGGAGATCCCCGGAGGCTTTATGGCTACCGAGGAGGTGGTTACCCCTTATGGGGAATCA